GTTAAAAGCAGCCGACTTTGCAAAGCACATAAACCTATTTTTCATAGGTAAGACAGGGAGAGGTAAGACTCAACTGGCTAGAAAGTTAGGAGAAAAATACTCCCCTAACTTTTGGGTTATTAACTGTGGTGAGTTCACTAGTGGGCATGAGGTAGGCAGACTACTAGGCTCTCCTCCAGGCTATGTAGGTCATGCTGAGAAGTCGGTAATGATGGATAAGTCTGAGATCTCTAATAAATGGACTATAGTTTTCGATGAGATTGAGAAAGCTCACCCTAAGTTTTACAACTTTCTTTTAGCTTTGATGGATACGGGTAAATGTACTGACAACTCAGGCAATGAGATTGATTTTACTGACTCTATCTTTATTATGACTTCTAACTGTGGTCTTCAAGACCTTAAGACTGGGCTGTTGAGTTTTGGCCCTAAGCCTACAGAGTCGGACAATAAGGATCAACTGCTAAAGTCTATATCTGATCACTTCTCTCCTGAGTTCAGGGGTAGGGTCGATGAGTTTGTATTCTTTAATGACCTGAACAAAGATGACATCAGGCAGATAGCTAAGAATACCCTCCTAAAGTACCCAATCAAGTCTACCTCCGAGATTGTCTCTCATGTTGTTGATAAGGGTTACTCTGAGGAATACGGAGCTAGAAACATTGAAAGGACGGTAAAAACTTTAGTGGCATTGCCCTTAGCCGATGAAATCCTGTCTATGAGGCATCCTATTGACGGTACTGCGAAGTATGAAGCGGCAGTGCGCGAGGATAAGATCGAAATAATCAACACTATCTCGATTTAGTTCTGTTGTTCTAGTTACGTTATGCTATAATGAAAGCATGATGAAAGCAGACGAGGAACTAATTCACTACCTCCGTGATTCTTTAATTTCTGTAAATAAGCTAGTAGAAGAAGCTTCTCTCAGAAACAAGACTAAAAAGTTTAAAGCTATCAATTCGTTGTTGGTCCTCACGAGAGATAAGCTCAACGCTACCCTTAAGTATGCTAGGGCTGGAGGATATGAGGAGTTGTCAGTAGTGACTCAGCAGCACCTGTATACCCCTGTCATTGAGTGGCTCTCCGGGGAAGTTTCCTTCTAAGGTAATAATTATGACAAAGATAGACTATGAGAGCCTTGGAAAGGCAGTCGGTAAGTTAGTGGCTGAAAAGCAGCAGGCGTATGGTGACTCTTTCAGCAAGTCCCATAAGATCCTAAAGGTGTTGTATCCTGACGGTATTCAGACCGGCCAGTATATGGATGTCTTAACCATTTGTAGGGTTGTGGATAAGTTGTTCCGACTTGCTACGGACCCAGCGTATGGGGATGAGAGTCCTTGGCGCGATATCTGTGGCTATAGTCTATTGAGCATGGGTAAGGATCCCCGAGAGATGGAGAGGGATGCTTCTCCTCCCCAAAGGATTGATGAGGAAAACTCCAATTACTCGCCCCTAAACCCCAGCAAGTAGGTATAATAGAGCCATGAAACAACTGACGAACGAACAATGGGGACTTTACGAAAAGCAGTATGGTCGCCTCATGCACACCATTTCCATGAAGATCTCAGGGGACATAGCAATCGCTAACCCAGAGGACAACTACTCTGACCTGTGCATTGCAGCCTTAGAATCTATTTCAGGGTATTATAAAAAGACAGGCCAAACCTTTGATGAAGCAATGGGCACTAAACTGTTTGATCAATACACCAAGACGGTATTGTGGAACCGTAAGGCTAAGAAAGGTATCCCCCTAACTAATAAAATGTCTTTCCGCAATAGGCATTTCTCTATCGACTCCCAGTCGGAGAACGGAGATAGTGAAAATAGGGTTTACGACCTTGAGGAAATGAAATCAAGTATAGACTTGTCGAGTATCTTCATCGAGGATACCTTCGGCCATAAGAACCCTGATGTTAGAGTTATTGTGAATGCAATTATTGAGGATCCATCGGTTGTAACGGAAGAAGGTAAGCTTAAGGAGGCTACTCTTAGGAGTTTGACGGGATTGTCTCTGTACAGGATCTCTAAGGCTGTTAACAGTGTTAAGTTACTGGCGAATAAGGATAAGGAGTATGATGCGTAAAGCCACTGAAAGGATGTTAGATTACTGTGTGGATAAGACCCTACGAGAGAGCACTTACCCTACACTAGATGATTTTTCTATTCTAGATTGCATCGATAATCAATACTTGGACCCCGAGTATGACCCATTTAAAATGCTTGCGTTTGATCTGATGGCTTTCACCATGCGGGAAAAATATGGATTCAACGAATTACCTGAATAAAATTGAAGAGTATCTTGAGGAGCTTCTTGGTGATGGTGAAGTTCTGCACCTTCCCGATTATGCTGAAAAGATTGCTAAAAAGTTTAAACTAGTAGTGTACAGCACTGAAGGGACCTCAAGAGTGGTATTCAAGAAAAAGGGATCGAGAACAGTAATTAAAACGGGTCACTATACTCATAACAGGGCTGAATATGCAGCCTACAAAGCCTTAGAACACTCTCTGCTTGGTGATCTTCTTGCTCCATGCCTCGGCATAAGTGAAGGTGGGTTTGTTCTTGAGATGGCATTTATTCCTAAGCCAATCCCAAATGCAAGGGGGGAGTATTACTGGTTCAGTCCTGAGTTCGCCAAGATCAGGGATAACTTGGAGAGTCACTTCTCTTTTATCAAGCAATATAATAAATATGCTTGGGGTGCAGACTTTCACGAAGAGAACATGAGGGTAGATCGTCACGGGGATATTAAGATCATAGATTACAGTAATCTATTATCCGACATGTTCAGAAGGAGAACGTCCACTACAGTAAAGTCTGCAATCAGAGGAGTCCTTAAGTTGGAGTTTCCTAAAGTTAACTTAAAGCTTTATTGTAGGGATCGGGTAATCCACTATAATAACAATGGGAAGCTAATGAAGGCCAAAGTAGACCCAGAATCCTTAAAGGCTTGTTGACACTGGTTGTTACTTTGCTACAATACACACATGGCGCATTAGCTCAGTTGGTTAGAGTAAATACTTCTCTAACACTACTATATACATGTATGAACACTTGTCAAACATGTAGCAGAGAATACGAATGGAAGAGATCGGCAGGGCATACTAAAACTAGATGTAACTCTTGCCAAACTAATATTAGACGTTTCAAATTAAAAGAAAAATGTATAGACTACTTAGGAGGTTCTTGCCAACTATGCGGCTATAAAAGATTTGCAGAAGTTTTAGAGTTTCATCACAGAGATCCCCTTACAAAAGACTTCACTATAAGTGGTAATCATTCTAAAAGCTGGGAAAAGATATCATCTGAATTAGATAAGTGTGAGCTACTTTGTGCTAACTGCCATAGAGAGACTCATGCAACTCACATCCTCTTCGACCCCACAAGTGAGCTTATATCTCACTGACATTAAAGAGTGGGAGGTAGTCCGGGGTTCGATTCCCACGAGGAGAACCATTAAAAGGCAGTCTAGTTTAAATTGGTCGAATACCCCCACATTGCACCGTCAGCGGTCTAAGATACCTTAGAGCAGGGGGAGATTCTGGTTCGAATCCAGAGACTGCTACCACTATTATGAAGAGAAGAAAATGGAGATTACCAATGTTAGAACTACCGGATGAAAGAGAAGATGGAAAGGTATCCCGAGAGGAGCAAATGGATAAACTCCTTACAGAGCATGAAGTTATGTGGGAAGAGATGAAAGATGTTTATAATGACTTTTGGACTGCGAGAGATAAATACTATAAATACTTAACTAGCAATAATTTTATGGAGTTAAAAGACTTTCATGTTTATAAGATGGTGCTAGGAAGGAGAAATAAGAAGTGAATTTATTAAGACAATTAAAAAACCCTAAATTACTTGAGGATACAGGTTATGTTATCCTTATAAGTGGTGGTGCCTTATTCCTGCATGGGTATGCCCTTAGGCTGATGTTATTTGGATACTAGTTATGAAAGCTGAAGACTTTATTGCTCGCCTACAGGCTATAATGGACAAGCATGATGGCTCTATGGAAGTGGTTGTTTATGATCAAAGCGTAAAATACATTGAGCCTGTAGCAACCGTTATGCCTATTGGTGGTACAGATAAAATAGTAATAATGTAAGGATAATATTATGGCAGGAAAAGGAGATAAGCAACGTCACGGCAACAGTGAAAATCTGATTAGTAATTGGGATCGTATCTTTGGGTCAACTAATAATGAAGATGTTGACACTTCGGACGCAGAGCCGTTTCACATTATTAATGCCCGAGCACTTAAGATGAAAGATCTAGAGCATAGGGAGAAGCTTGCTAAAGACAAGCTCAAAAAGCAAAAGGAATTGTTTGAGGAGCTTGATAGGGAAGTCGAAGAGGAACAACGAAGAAAAGATAATACCTGATAGTATCTCCCTGAAGGGTAGTTTGAGGTCTATATATTCACTGTAGAGCTACTATGAATGCCACCCAACTACGCAATAGGATTGTTGACCTAACTGAGGACTCAACAACGGAGATAGATAATGTTTACAAGGAGAGCTTAAGGGCTTTTCTGCATTTAATGGGGAACCTCCCTTACATTGACGGTAATGGTAACGAGGTAAAGAGTAAATGCACTCATGGTAGTCCAGAGAGAATTGCCAGTAGACTGTATGCTGATAATACTCTAGTTTTGCCCTTACTGTCCCTGAGTGAGGTGTCTACCGAGAATGCAGATGACAGGAGAAGGTATGGTAGGGTTGTCATTAACGAGAAAGCTTGGGACGATAAAAAGAAACGAGCAACCAGAGTCCTGTATGTGTCTCCACGCCCCATTACTATAACTTACGAAGTAAACATTTGGGCTAAGTATAAGGCTGATATGGATATGCTAAGATCTAGCATTTACTCCTTATTCTGCCCTGATGTAAACATACGGACTAAGTTCTCAGATTACAACAAAGCTTTTATTGTCTCCGAAACAGATATCGGCACTTCAGAAGCAGGGGATGCTCAGGATAGAGTATTAAAGAAGTCTATTACCATTGCACTACAAACTTATATCCCTTCCCCTAAATTCCAAGTTACTAACACCGGAGAGATAACACCGGCAAACTTCAAGGCATTCGTTACGCTTGAAGATGCAAGAGGAAATATTACTGAACCCGCGCTTCCTGCGGGACCTACGATACCTTTACCCGGCCCTCAGGCTCCTTATTCCTTAGATCTAGGAATTCTTAGCTTGGTTACTACCTTACAAGGATCTTTCACATATCCGAATATAGTAAATCTCCCCCTGATAGATCTTACTACATCCACATTATCCACACTCTTCGGGGTTGGAGCAAACCTTTCTACGGAGCCACTAATTACCTCTGTTGCCGGGATATTCGAGACTGGATCAGGAGTGAGTCTTCCTGCCGTGGAGATTACTACGTCCGCGCTACCTCTCACTTTAGGTGTTGAAGTAAACCTTGCACCTGTAGCAGCATTAGAACTCTCTGTTGACGGGTCATTCGAGGCTGAATCAGGAGTGAATCTCCCTGCCGTGGAGATTACTACATCGGCACTACCTATCACTTTAGGTGTTGAAGTAAACCTTTCTACGGAGCCACTAACTACCTCTGTTGATGGGGTATTCGGAGGCCAAGTAACAGTGAGTCTCCCTGCCGTGGAGATTACTACGTCCGCGCTACCTGCACTCTTTGGGGTTGGGGCATCCCTTGCTCCTGTGGATAGCTTAATTACATCGGCAATACCTGCACTCTTTGGGGTTGGATCAAACCTTTCTACAGGCGAACTATTCACCTCTGCAATACCTATCACTTTAGGGGTTGGTGCAAACCTTGCTCCTGTGGATAGCTTAACTACTTCGGCAATACCTATCACTTTAGGGGTTGGTGCAAACCTTGCTCCTGTGGATAGCTTAACTACTTCGGCATTACCTAATTACTTCGATGTCGGTGTTAATTTCCTTATCCCTCTAGATGCAAGTGGATCACCCGACTTCTAACCTTAGTATTTTATACAAATAGAAGCTCGCTTGATAGTCTATATACTATTGGATTATGAGGTACAATTACTATGTGGACTAATTTAGGTAAGCAGCGAATGTTCGAGGAGTTCTTTGAGGCATCTAGCATCGGAACTGAGTTTCATCTTCAATTAGCGTCAGCAACTCCTGGCTCGTGGGGTGCTAATATGTCGAGTACCGCAGACGTAGGGCTTGTCTCTAGTGTTGGACAGACTGATGGATCGGGTTTACTTGTCCCTAGAGATGGAACATCCGTTTCACGCTTCACAGTATCCACGGCTCTTGAGCTTTCCCTGTCTGCTTCAAGAGCCGTTCTGATAACAGCTAATGATGCTTTCCAATTCTCTGGGGCTATTGCTTCAGCTAAGTATGTATTACTAACTAATGATGGTGCCGTTCCTCAAGCTAGGGAAATTTATGCTTGGTGGAGTATAGGTGAAAGCCCTGTTACTGTTGATGTAGGTAATACTCTAACTATTAATTCAGCATCCTTACAGGCAAATTAAGGTTACGATGGTACACTATACCTTTCCACCCGGAGCATCAGAGGTAGTCTCCGGTGTTGCTGTTCCCGAGTATGTTATAGAAGGGGGAAGAGCGGCGTATGCCTACGATGACAGTACCACGGAGGGTGTAATGTATACCATCCCGAACTTGCCCACCCTTTCAGGGGCAATGAACTATGAAGTTTTAGGGTATGCGTCTGCGACTGCGGGGAGTGCTCTTTTCAGCATCACCCATTTCAGCTACACTCCTTCCGCTGCTACTAGTGAAGGTAGTTGGCTTACGAAATCTTGGGGTAGTACTTCCTCGTTCACGGTTAGTGCCGCTAGTGTGACCGCCAATCTATTATCTAAAGGAACCCTTGAATATACTCCCGTATCAGCTATAACAGGTGACTACTTTGCCTTTAAAATTGAACGGGACCGAGCAGTTGGACTTGATGTGTCTGGGGACTTTAAAGTTGTAGGTGTGACACTAACCTTTTAGGATATAATATGGCATCAGTAATTAGTAGATCAACTTTACAGTATTTCGGTAGTGTGGATACCCCTCTTTATCCCGAACCCGAGTGGAAGGCTAACCCTGATATGACTCAGGTAGTGGATCTTTCCCCTGAATTTTGGAAATGGGATACTGGAACCGATAGGCCCATCCCACAAACAGCCTCAGAACAGGCAGCTACGACCGCTGCGAGAGTAGAGGCATCAAGGGATTCAGTAATCCTACTCATTGATGACGTAGAGGCCCTTGAGCGTGCCCAAACATCTCTTCTTGTAAGTGAGTTTAATACTCATTCGGATAAGATTAATGCAATTCTAGATGCGGTAGACGCTGCAACTACCTTTGCCGAACTTAAAACTTCTGTAGCTGCGATTGCAAACCAACCAACCAAGACTCTAAGTCAGTTCAAAACTGACATGAGAGCTAACCTGGGGACATAACTCATGCCGATGACCGTTGGCGGCGGATCAGTGCCCACCAACCCCTACAGCGAGATCGCCCGTCGTTTTCAGGGTCTCGGCGATACCATTAGCATGGAGTACTTTACCGTCTCCCTATGGCACCGATGGATCACGGCCCCCGACGCGGATTCCCCCCGTTCCCTCATCCTAAATATGAGGGGCCGAGGCGGGACTGCCGGTACCCAGAACGTCAGAGACATTCTGCTAGTTGGTGGAAGCAGCGGGTGGGGGTTGCGTCTCAATAGTGTCGGTCTCTATACTTGGAATGGGGAATACACGGTCGGCACCAACACCGGCACCGATGACATAGTCGAAGGTCAGTGGTATCACTATGCGATCGTCGGTGATGGATCGAACGGCGTAAAAGTATACCAAGACGGCGTAGAAGTCCTCTCCCAATCTACCTCCCTGATCGGCATCGGATATGTAGACTTTATCAGAAGCCCTGGTAATAATTACGAGGCAATCACCAGCGAAGGGCAAGTTGCTCACGCTAAATATTGGACCGTACCGTTGACGCAATCTGAGATAGCATCGGAGATGGCTACGGGTGAACCCTTTAGGTTATCGGACATCAAATGCTGGAGGCCCCATCTTGATGACACTATCGATTACCTGGGGATCTTGGGTAACAGCCAACCGTATCCCGGCACATTCGGTGGTTCAGTGCCCGTTGCATGGCTCAGACAAAATGCACTATATGATCCTAGTATGGGAGGGGGAGACGAACCTCCGGGTCCAGACCCAGTAACTGTAGCCCTCCTTACTTCACCAGTTAATTTATATTAACCTGTGGGTAAATAGGGAACTATGCGTATAATGTAGTATGAAGAAATTCACACTGATTCTAGCTGCACTAATCACCAGCACTGTTATGGTAGGCTGTACTCCATTT